CTACCGGCCCAATTGTAGCCAGCCGGATGCAGGATGTAGCCCCAGCGATACCAGATGTCGGTCGTACCACCGCCCATGTAGGCCGCCGCATCGCGTTCGATTTCGACGGGCAGGGGAACTTCGAGAGGGGTAAAGGAGACCGAGCCTGGCAAGACAATGAACGAGGTCTTGGTACCGGTGATATCGACGCCAGCGCCGCTGTTGACCTTGGCCAGCTGAGCCGTGGACATGCTCTGGTTGGCACGCGTCTGGATGAGACGCAGCTTGCCGCCGAAAATGGTATTGAACTCGACGCCGTTTTCCACCAACGTGGTATTGTCCACCAGATTGGCCGAACGCAGCGAGGCGATGGTCTCCGGCGAGGCGACCAAGTAGGCATACGGAGGCTCGTAGTCCTTCCACGCCATACCCATGGCCTGCAGGAAACCTTCGGCACGGGCAGCGCCCTGGATGGCGGCGGTGGCAGGGATGACCAGCTTGTTGGACTGGAGATCGACATAGAAGCCATAACGCTTGTCGGTCGGGTCGTTGTCGAAGGTCTGGCCACCCAAGCCAGTCGAACCAGAGCCGGAGGCTGCACCGTTCAGAGCTTCAGCGACAGCGACACCCTTGATCAGGGCCAGTAGCGCGTCATGCTCGTCCTGCGCTTGCGTCTCGGCGAAGTCCATGCCGATCTGGGCCAGGCCATCTTCCTGCGTGATGACCTGGGCCATATTCACCTTCGACGCACCGTGGGTACGGACGGTCTTGATGTAGGCCAAGTAGTCGCTGGACGTTCCGGTCTTCTGCCCTGCCGCCGAGTTCGAAATCGATGCAACGTTGACCGTCGGGTTCAGAGGTTTGTGCCAGCGCAGCTGACCGATGTAGGTCTCGGTGTTACGATCAATTTCGGGGTTGGTGCCGACGATGGCGGTGCCGACGAGCTTCTTGGCGTTGGTGTAGGCTTCGTACGAGTAGGCCCCGATCGATTCCTGGAGAACGGCGTTGGTAGCGCCGGTGATAGTGGTGTTGACACCCATTGCTGATTTCCTTGGTTAGTGCGGAGCCTACCTGCGTTGAGGCAGCTTTCCTGCTGCAGCCCGCTTGAGGACTTCCGCTTGCGACATTTTGAATACGGAGGTTTTGTCGCTGCCGCCGGTACTTGTGGTGGAACCGGAGCTTGACGTGCCAGTACCTGAAGAGGCCTTTGGCTTGAACAGAAATGCGAGCTCTTCATCGGCAGCGTAGTCAGCCAGGAAATCACCGATATCCTTGCCCGACCTGTGGACCCACTTGCCATCTGCGTCCTGGATGAGTTGAGGGATGATCTCCCCAAAGGCAATATCCTGGGTACGCTTGGACCGGAAGTCCAGTTGAGCTAGCTCAGCACGCAGGACCTGGTCACGAGAGAGCTCGACGTTACGCTTCTTGAGGGTGTCCAACTCCGCCTTCATGGTTGCTTCGCGCAACTCATAGGCTTCCTTGTGCTTGCCGGCTTCTTCAAGCCGCTTTAGCTCCTCTTCGCGTTGCTTCGCTTCGAACTCGGCCACCTTCTTGAGAGCCTCGTCACGTGCAGCGTAGCTACTATCCAGCTTCCCCTTGAGATCCGCCAGGGCCTCCTTGACCGCCTGCTCGACTTCAGCCTTGCGTTCAGCCTTTGCCCTCTCTTCAGGATCCATGGCGTCCAGCTTACGCGCGGCCTCAGCCTTGCGCTCAGCTTCTGTCTTTGCCTCGGCGTCCTTCTTGGCTTGCTCTTCCTTTTTACCGCTGTCTTCAGTGCTCATTTCGTTTTCCTTATAGGGCACGGCCCCATTATGCACCTAGCCGCCTACGGCGTACCAAGCGCGATTCTTTGTGAAACCTCCAGGAACATCCTGTAGGATATCGGCAGGGGTCAGAATATCCGACTCCTGTAACACCTTGCCACCAACCTTACTCTTACCGGCCACAGGGATTAGCCCGAGCTGAACCGCCTCCTCATAGTAAGCGTCGTACTGTGCTTGCGGGAGGCCTCTGTCCAGCATCGCCTGCAGCGTGTTCTTGACACTATCGCTCTGTGCAGCACGAGCGTATTCCTGGCGTAGCGCGTCCTTTGCAGGCATCAGATCTGCTACGTTCGTGAAGAAGGCGTCGTGAACTGTGGAGGTTTGAACCCCACTACGCTCGCCCCAAAGGTGAAACCGTTTGACCAGAACTGCGTCATTACTGTGGTTACCGTTCACAGCATACGCAGTCCGTGCCTTCATCAGGTCTGAGATCGAATTGGCCTTGTCCTGTTCGTTCAGCAACTCCTCCCAGAACGTCGGGGAGGTTCGTTGATCGACCATGACAATGTTATTGATCCACTTCCCTGATGAGTCCTTGTAGGACAGCTTCTGTTCGAAAGCTTGGGTGAAATACTGCTCCACCACCTTACCGTCGAAGTTTACCCAAGGTACGTGCGTCCACTTCTTCTCTACATCTACCCTATCCACACCGAACAGCATGGCATGGAGGAGGCCGTCTGGGTCCCAACCAGGCAGGCGCTGAATCTGCTCCTTCAAGTATGGCGAGGTGATGAATCGCCGCCTATCCAAGGCAGTTGCATCGGTCTTGAAAGGCTCGAACTTGAAACCGAGAGCTTTCTTCAGCTTTCTTACTACCGCGAGATCGAGGAACTTTTGCTCGGCCTTACGCTTGGCAGGCTCCCCAAAGAGGCGCCTCAATATCTCGTACTTGAAGTCAACGCTAGCCTCTTTCGGGTTTGCATCCCGTAAGAAAGCTTCGGCGAGTCTGCCGAAGAAACGTGTGAAGTCGTTCAGCACAGGCACCTGTGAGCGGAGGTTTTCGCTCATGATTGATGCAATCAGTGAGAAGTCATTCGGGGTGACAACGTTACCGTACTGGCGCGTCATCTTCTCGACCAGATCGCGGGTCTGCGAGTCCAGGAAGTACAGCTGCTCCATGATCGCATCGCCAGGATCCTGCCCTTTATTGAACACATCCTTTACGTCGTTGCGTAACCTACGCAGCTCGTCGTACATGTCGGGGTCAATCTTTTCATAGCGGGCCATACGAGCGCTGATTTCGCCTAGAACTTTATCACGGTCCGCAGCAGAGACCACCAGCGTGTCCGAATCGCTGCCCAACACTTTTGCCAGCTTCTTCTCCACATTGAGGATGCCGGTTCGCTTTCCTGCGCCATATAGAACCACCATGTTTTGCGCCTTAGCGGCCTTCCGTAAGTCCTTCTCAGATAGGCCGAGGCGCTTGTTTAGCTCAACGAAGCGGGGATCTTGGTAGGTCCTCGCCGCGATCTCGTCGTATAGCCGTTGCTTCTGGTTCGTGGGGATGACGTTAGAGAGTTCAGCAAGCTGCTTGTTGCGAGTAGTGAGCGCAATGATCTGAGCGCCGCTTGATGAAGCATCCTGTTCGAGGGCGAGTGCAGTTCGATACCCATTGATACGGTTGGCATTTCTGAAGTCGCCTCCAACATGGTCATTAATACGCGACATTTCGATCGCGAGCCTAAAGAGCTTCCCTTGCTCCTCCCCATCAACCAGCTGTACAAAGGGCGAATCCAGGATGTCGCGGATGTCTTGAGGCTTTCCACGACGTGCAGCATTGCCTACCCTGATGAGGTCATTACGCCATCTGAGCGCGATCTTTTGACGCCCTGTCTGGGATAGTGAGTTGTGCGGGCCTTCCAGGGTATCGCTCAGGCCGCCCAAGAAGCTACCTATCTGGTCTTGCAAGTTCAGGTAGCCTTCGGGTGTCAGGGCCTTTGCCTCGACGGTATTCAGAAACGGGCGAAACGTCTCACCGCTCTGAGGGCCGATGAAACCTCGCTCGTAGATACGCGCGCGGTGGTCCAGGAAGGGCAGGTTGGCGAAGCTGGTATCGTTATTACGGTGCCACTCCATCGCCTTGAATCGCTCGTAGCTGTCGCCACGGGCGGCGATATGCTGCCGGTATTCGCTGAGTTCATCATAGTGTTTTGCCCGTCCCTTGTCGTCGTGGAAATACAGAAGCTTCCGCACGAAGTCATGCATCTCAGGGTCTACCTTGTACCGTGACTGAGCAGCCCAATTAAGCGCCCTGGCCATGTCCTCATCCACGAACTCAGCAGGGAAGTGGCCGAAGCTACTGTCACTGGTGATCGGGATGCCGGTATCGTAGTTACCTTTCGCGAAGTACGTCTTGTACCCTGGTCTTACTTTGAGCGTCGGCTCTCCCAGAAACCCGACACGTAGGCCCAGATCAATCTCACGATTGAGCTTAGAGTACCGTTGAATACGGGGGTCGACGATCCGGAGGGTCTCGGAAAAGGTATCGAGGTACTGTCCGAAATACTGTCCCGTTGCCTTCGAGCGCATCCTTCGTTTCTGCACGCCGAACGTCTCGAGTTTGTACAGGCCCCTTTCGGCCCCTTTTTCCAAGAGGGCGGACCCTGCGTTGAACCACTCATTACGTGTACCCCTATAGTTAGCCAGCGTGTACAACTCACGACCGAGGGACACCGCAACCGCATCACGGTCAGGACCATCAGCCAGCGCTAGCCGGTTTGCAAACTTGAGGAAGAACTTATCCAAGTCCCTGTCGCTCAGACGGTTCCATACCTTCAAAGGGATAGCCTTGGACAAGACACCGGAGTAGCCAGCAGGAGTCAGGGCTTGCGTCAGGACTGTCCCCCGCAGCTCACGAGCGATCTTGGGTGCCATATCGTCCTCCCAGGCCTTCTTCGCCTTGATATTCGGGAGAAGATTGTCGTGGAGGTGCTGCAGCTGGACTGGGCCAAGTACCGGGTCGACAAAGGAGTCCTGAAGGATTTTCTTGAGCGTGTCAGAATCCTTGCGGATCTGAGTCTCGATGTACTCAGAGATGTTCATGACGTCGAACTTCATCTGCCCGTTCAGAACTGCCTTAGTGTTGCCCCACGCCTCGCCGTTAGTGCGGAAGCGAGTAAAGGCAATACGCAGGTTGTCAGCCACAACAGCCCGCTCATTGACACCCATACTACCGTCGAGGTCGTTTACGAACTTGGTCAGGAAGGCCTTGTCCTCATCCTTAAGCTTGGCCTCGTCAGTGATAAGACGGAGACTCCGCTCAAGGGTAGAGGGGTTAGGTTGATACAGACGCACATCCTCGTAGCGTCCTGTGATTGGGTTGAACCGAAGCTGGGCTTCTGTAGGAGGGTTGTTCAGCACCCTCGAACGCGTCGCTCTTTTAGTGTGGATGAGCGCCCCACGGTAGTTCGTCAGGGACAGCGTCCCATCCAATTCCCCAGCCTGTAGTAAATAGTACTGTCGCAATGCCGCGATAGCCTCGGAGTCATCCATCAACTCCTCCGGTCTGGCAAAGCCTAGCTTGATTGTGTCGAGCTTCTCTTTCGCGAGGGCAAACCGTCGCGTGTCCCCTGGAACGCCCAGGGGGTCCTCTGTCATTTTTCGGAGTTCTGTGAGGCTGGCTTTCCTGCCGCCGACCTGGAACTTGTCGACGGTGAGTTGTCCGGACCGAAATAGATCGAGTCTGGTGGTGTCCCCGAGGTGACGGAGCTGAACGTCTCGCGATTGTCCCGTGAGCCAGGACTGGTACGTCGTTCCCTCATACGCCTCTCCGTCGTAGTACGCCTGTTGTTCGGGAGAGAGGCTTTTAAGGTTTCGTTGGCGGATCGCAGCAACACCATCCAGTTTACCAAGGTCGTCGAAAGACTTGACGACAGGTACCGTAGTGCTGCGGCAATGCCAATGAGCGGGAGGAAGATGCACAGTATCACTGATAGGAAAAATGCGACCGTCCCGATGAGAGCAGATAGGAGTAGTACGACTATCGAGCACCGCAACGTATTGCCAGCCGCGGAGAGCCTGCTCGTTAGCCTTATAAATCTCATGGTCTGCCTGCGCCTTTACTGAAGTGACCGACGTGCGTACCAAGGCACCTGCCTGGTTTTGCGCGATACCAAACTGCTGACCGACTACCTTGGCAATTGCAGCCTCGGAGTCACCTTTCGCCAAGCCGCTACGGATAGCCAGCTCGATGCGCTTACGTTCGTTGACACTAACACCTGCCCACCCCTGGAGGAGTGTCTTGTCTGCGTAGAGAGGCCGTTTGAGTACGATCTCCTCAGCGATACGCCGATCGGCAGGGCGGGTCTTCCAAATCGGACCCAGGACACGCTCAAGGAGGCCCCTTGAGTGCGCCTCTTGTTCAGTTACGAGTTGGAGAAGGTCTTTGGAGACAATCCCCTGGATATTGCCGTACGTGCGTCCAAGCTCCTGGTCGATATCGTCCCAGATTGTCCGAGCCTTGGCATTCTTCTCAAGCAACGTATTCAGGCGAATCTTGTGGCCGCCCAGTTCGTAGAAAACCTTACCGGACAGACGTTGTTCGAAGAGACGTAGCATGGCGGCACGATCAACATTGCGATTGTAGAGCTCTTGATTTGCCGTAGTCATAATTCCGCCTTATTGCTGTTAGCGCTTCTTGGGAAAGTACTTGTTCGCCGGTGGCGCCTTGTGGGCGTACTTCCGGCCAAGACGTGCTGCGAGACGGTGAGCTATGTTAGCCCCTCCGCCGACAAGCAGCGCGCCACCGGCGGCTAGACCAACGCCACCTGTAGCTGTCGCAGCCGCAACAATCGCACCACCAGCCAGACCCTGTAAGGCTGCTGCTGTGGTAACCCCTCGTCGCGACTTGATAGTACCGACTGCCGTTTTATTGCGACCTGCATGGTAGCCAGCGATAATGGGGCCGCCGCTTAGGAGGCCTAGGCCGAAGCCTGAGCCATACCCTTTGTTAGCTCTGGTGTCGGAGCGAGGGCCGGCTGCGTTCTTGTTACCGAGAGGCGCGCCGCCTCCCTTCTTCCGTCCGAAAGCCATTGCTTCCTCCTAGTTCCGCGAGTTGAACACCAGCTTAAACAACGTTCTCCACTTGTCCCGCTTCCTGAGCACGGCCTCGTGTGTGGTGGTAGTGCTCTTTATGAGGTCCACGGTCAACCGTAGCTCCTGGACAGCCCAATCCATAAACTGGTCAACGCCTGCCTTGTCCATCCCCGACAGACATTTGCGGCCGCCAGTGTACATCCTGATCTCCTCACCAGCCGGTGTAAATACCTGCGTCTGGTAGGACACGTGGAAGGCGTCTTCAGAGGTATCTTCTGGAAGACGGAGAAACTTTTGCAAGGTAGCGGCACACGAACCCGCTATGAAATCCTTTACCTCTTCCGAGACGTTTCCAAAAGTCATGGTGTCCCGTAAGATAAGAAGGGGGTTTTGCCGACCCTGCGTGATTAGCGTGGTTACGGTGATATTAAAGCGACCCACTATCCCTTCCTCCGTTTGAATTCCAGGAAAAGCTCCTGAGAGATACTCTGGATGCTGTAGGCCTCAATCTCGTCCCCTGGCGCCGTTTCCCTGATACCCCTTAGGTACTCCTGCCAAATATGCACAGCTTCGTGTACAAGCATCGCATGGATTTGGGAGAGACTGTGCTTTCCTACCTCTATGCAAACCACTGCTGACAGCTTTCCTTCCCGTTCAAAGAAGTGTACTGTGGCATCGGCTCCCGAAAGCAGGAAGGGCGGAGCACCCTTAACCTTTAGGTGGGCGACAGCTGCGGCATAGTCGCGGGGATTCAGGCAGAGGGTAAGGTAAGGACCTGTCAGAAGGGTATTACTCAGCCACTCCGCCACCTTGGTTGATTGTTTGTTGCGTCGCATTGAAGGCATCCACTTGTTGGTCCATCTGAGAATACACGAGAGGGTCGGAACTGATTTCCGCGACCGAGGCAGTGTCATCGTAGTCCGAGGGCATTACATCGTTGAGCTTGAGGATGGTGATCCACAGGCTACGCGCGATAAGACCCTTCTCGTACCACTCCGTGATCAGGCGCAACCAGTCAGCGCCAAGCGGCGACGGGTCGAAGTCCTGGCTCAACGTAACGGGGACGTCATCTTGCACGATCCCCGCGCCGGTCCGGAAGTTAATCATGTAGGCGATAATCGTGGAGAGTGTGGCCGAGATCTTGGTGTTCAAAGAGCTCAACTGCGCTACCTGACCTGCGTTTCGGATATCCAACGCTACGCCAGACTGAGCGGTCTCGGGTGCGAGCATCCGCACACCCATACGGGCCATCTCCTCCAACGTCGAGGCGATTGCCTTCTCCATGTCCTGGAGGGCACCCGTAGGGGTCTCCAAGATCTCAGCCCGGTCTTCAGGGCCAAGCTTCAACCAAGTGCCAAGGCCTTGGGCAACGATATTATCGAAGTCCTCCTGGCTCATCTGGGTGAACATGACGGGCGTGTAGGTAGAAGCACCATATAGCAGGTGATTCCGCCGACTACTCTTGTTGTACAGGCCGACCTCCCGGTCTACGAGGGGTACCAGGATCGGGTCCTGGATGTCGATACTGCCGTTCAGTGGCCAGGCAGGGATGGTGTTGATCCGTTCGCCACGCATAAGTGGCGTGTACGTCTCGATAAGCTCGTACTCGCCGCCGGTGCCTGACTTGTAGTCCTGAAGCTTTTCGCCGGCAATCGTCTTGGCATCCGGAGGGACCTCCTTCAGCTGGAACTTACGCACCTGGTAGAAGCCGTCCACCAACTCATGAACGAACACCGTGTCCAGACACTTGTCGTGGAACTCGTTCTGGTCGTCGGGCACCTCTTCGAGCATCCGTACAATAACACGCTGGAGGACCTGCTTGCCGTTTACGGTAGAGGCTTTCCAGTTCACAACAGACTCGGCCTTCCAGATGACAGGGTACGGCGCAAGCAAGCTGAAGTCAGTGACCTCTGCTTGGGCCTTAGTAATCACCGGGTAGTCCACGTGGACCCATGCACGAGAGGTTTGGATCTCCTCCCAAAGCACTTGGTCCAGAAACGCAACCAGGGTGTTACCATCCTGGCAAAAGCTTTTCATGATCCACTCCCGAATCTCGTCGGGCGTACCCTCAGGGAAGGTGACCTGAGGGACCTTACGGATCAGGCCTGACACGAGCATCCTGGAGTACTGTGCTACGATTCCGGGATACTCGGCTTCAGCCTTGTAGAAGTCGTACTGCTGTTGAGACATGGAGGGTGAGAAGGGGATAAGCATGTTATCCAAACCCACCAACTCATCCAAGGCCTTCACGTAGTACTCGCCACTACAGGCGGCGCGGCTCCGCTGCCACGAGCGTTTTGCGCTCTCGTACTCAATACGCGGATCCGCTACTGACTTCTTAACCGGGGTAAGCATCCCGGCGGCCATTACCCGCGCTTCGCCCGGTTGAACTGGGCGATGGTACCTGCAAAGGTGCGGCCCGTGACGTAGTGGGTGGCAGTGATGCGATCCGGACCTGCTGCATCATCCGGCAACACGTTCCACATACCGCCGACACACTCCTCGGGAAGGAAGGGCTCGACTGCATCCGTATCCAGCACTTCAGGTACTTCGGGTTCCTTCTGGACGGGCGGCTCGGATTTCTGAGTCGCCACGTAGGAGGCGGGCGCAGGGCCAGGTGCGCCAATAGGCAGTGCGGGTTTTGCTTCCATATCTGAAATCCTTTAGAAATTGAATCCGCGAGTAGCGGAGGGCTTGGTTTTAACAGGAAAGAGGTACTCTACCATGTAGCGTAGGCCGTCACTCCAGTGCTCTACGCCTTCTGTCTTATCGATCATGGCCGTGTCAGGCCTGCCTTCGACCCACTGCGTACGTAGGAGGCTGTCCCGGAGTTTCTTAGCCTTACGCGAAATGAACAGCCTGCGCGTGCCATTAGCATCACAAAGAAGGCGGTTCACTGCCTTCACGCTGTCCACGATACTGGGCGAGGACGTTCTTGCGAACACGACATGGCCGTACTTCTTCAGTTCCGTGAAGTCTGTCTGACCTACCGGAGCAGCGGTCTTACGCGAATTACCAGTAGGATCGGGGTATGTCAGGCACTTGCCGTAGGTATTCTTAAGGAAGATCGCCAGCTCCTCTGTATTAGGGGCGCCGGAGTGGTCATCCGTAACGATGATACAGTTCTCGAACAGGTGGCCCACGCACGTTGCATTGATACCGACGTTGAAGTCGATACCGCAGCGAAACGCCCCACGCTCTTCAGCGGAGAGAGCCAGGAAAGCAGCATTCAATTCAGCGTTGTTCTCAAGGACATTGAGTTCCCTGTCGTAGGCATGGTACACCCTAGGACCGGACTCATCGAAACTCGCCTTATACTCCTGAGCAAACGTGACGATGTCCATGGTACGGCGTGCCTTCTCCACTTCCTTGGCGGAAACATACGGAGACTGCGTATAGTCGAAGTGGTAGGAGCCGTATTCCTCGTCCTCTGATGTCCTGTTGTACAGGGTGTACAGAGAACGACACCCTTTAGGGGACGAGATGACAGTAGAGCGAAACGCGCTAGGCGCCCCGTAGGTTGCGGCCATCTCTTCAGACCAGCGTGTGCGGCCAGCAGCATGGATAACCGAATCCCAGGCATCAACAGGCTTCTTGATCGTCCAAGTATCGATCTCATCACCCACAGCGTAGTAAATACCGCCACCGCGCTGGCGCTCGATAGCCTCCGCTGATACTAGCTTGAGCTCTACATTTCGTGGAAGCATAATTCGACCGAGAGCCTTGGAGGTGCCTCGGGAGGAAGGAAGCGCGATGGATTGCAAGCCGAAAACGTACATCAGAAGCGCCCAGTAGATATCACCCACAGATGTGAACGTAGGGGCAATCAGGACGACATTCTTGTTTGGGACCGAGGCGTCCAGGGTCATAAGCTCGTGACACGCTTTGATTGAGGCCGCCGACGCAAACGCCGACTTGCCCCAACCGCGCGATGCCGCTATTACGGCGTGCATCACAGTACCGTGGACGAACTGATCCTTGAATACCTCGGACTGACCAGGATGTAGTGTAATGTCCATCAAGGCCGCCAGAGTACGAAGGCACTAGGCAATACCTGGCACAGGGAAAGTGTCTCCAGGAACAGTACACAGCCCAGGGCCACGAAGTTCACATTGAGAAAGGCGTATCGAGCCGTTACGAAGAAGAGCACAATACATACAAACGAGACCCAAACCAACACAAGGAGGATTAGAATCACCGGGCCAACCCTTCAATAAGCGCCTCGACAACAGCCAGCACGCCTACTACAAACACGAAAGGGCAAGCAAGCCGGAGGCCAGGGCGAAAGCCAAGGCGACTGGCCAGGTTTGTGTAGAGGATCCCCGAGGCAGCAACTAGGAAGGCGACAGCATAAAGATAGTCCATGGCGCCTCCTACGTTAGGTTGATAGTGATAGTGGGGATGCCCTCCGAACCGAGCGTTTCGGGATCAGCCTGGGAATAGCCATACTTCAGCAAGTCGGTCGCGATCTTGTTACGAACTTTGACCAGCTCAGTGTACTCCAGAGCTGAACGCGCCTTGGTCTTAAGCTCCTCGATCTCCTCCGTCAGCTCGTGGTAAGCCTTGACCAACTCCACCATCGGGTCAAAGCCGAGCGCATACAGCGCCTTAGGAGACTGCTTCGAGAACTTGACAGTATTGAACCTTCGACCCCTACCGGAGAACCGCCCAAGCAACTCTGAGGCGATATCGATGTCCTCGATATCCAGATCCAGCGCAGCAAAGGCTGGCTTGGTCTCCAAAGGTACGACCTCCCCATTCTCGTCAAGCATGACCCGCCGTACCATCGAGGCATCAGGGGCGTTACCTGAGCGATGACGCTTCATCGCCTGGGTAGTTGTTTCGCGCGCAGCTTCGAGCCTGGTCTCCCCATACTCCACGATACGTTGTGGGGTCTCTACAGGGAAGCCAAGCTTGTCATCTACGCGCTTAGGTACTGGTGGTAGCGGTAAGGCAGCCACTGTATCTGTCCAGCCGCGTCTGGTAGCTACGCAGCTTTCGCCGGAAAACCTCTTCCTGGGTGCCATGCCCCGCCGCCAGCTCGGTTACGAACTCGCGATAGAGCTGGACGAGAAGCGCCTCGTCCACGGCAGCAATGAGGTCCAGGGTGTGTTGTGGGATACAGCCCACCGGCGGTATTGGTAAAACAGTCACTTCAGCGCCGCTATCGGTACCCCGCCTTCCCTTGATTTTCTCCAAAGCACTCATTTCGAGGCCACCCATTGAGTAAAGCGAGCCCAAAGGCTCTGTGGTTGTGGTGCATCACCCTTGCGCCAAGGCGTGGGCATGCCTTCGGGGTCGGAGCGTCTCCGCTCGCGTGTCGTGGGAGTCGTCTGAAAGAAGGGCATGCCGCGATCCTCCTTCCTCTCACCCCGACTCTCGTCCCGATAGTAGTAAGACTGATCGTCCACTACCGCGCCCTCTTGACACGCTTGAACTTCAGCGTAGCCGCGAGGATACCCTCAAAGAGGGC